GTAATCGTGATTGCATCGTCAATGACGGTGTAGTAGTTTGTGTCAGCTACAAAGTAGCGTGTTGCGGTTCCGGCGTTGTAAAAGTAACGACCTGTGTAAGTGTCTAATGCCCGCGATGAAGATTCGATTGCCAACTCTATGAGAGTGTCGTCAATAGTGTCAGCGGATGGGATGCGTAAAGCAGCTTTGACCTCAGCCAAAGTTGCATAACCGTTAGTGATTGCCACAAAAACTCCTTACCAAGTCTATTTTACTTGCTCAACAATACGCTTCTTCAGATCGGTCGTAGAGATGCCTGAAGTGTAGGGAATGTAGCACAAGCTAATGTCACGCTCGTCAAGCCAATCCTGATCAAACTGCATCTGTTTGTAATAGTCACGCCTAGCCCAATCTGAGCCAATGATCACAAAGTCTGGTGCCGCTAACTCAATCGCAATCTTAGAATCCGCCCCGCCAACATTCGGCACAACGGCATCCACATACTTGCAACCCAACAACACAGCCTCACGCTCTGCATACGACATGACAGGCGAACGACCCTTATAGGCTTTGATGAACTCGTCAGTATTGAGCGAAACAGTCACAGAGCCGACTAGCGCACATTTCCTCAGAAACGCTACATGGCCTGAGTGAAACAGGTCGAATGTCCCGCCTGTGTAAACTTTCAGTCCCATCGGTTATCCCTTCGCACTTGCAAACTCCAGACACCTTCGGAGTAATCTTCTTCTTCGGTTTTTTTGTGAAGAAGAGCTTGATTCTTTCCATAAGTGCGACCATTAGCTGCCTCAAATCCTGAGTTCAAAGTTGAACTGTTGTCATGGTTTACTTTAGCGTCAATCCATTTAGGTTCGAACCCTGCGTGTTTGATCCGGCGTTCCATGTCGTTGTCATCGAAATACAGCGGATAGAAACGCTCGTCATACAGCCCAACCTTAGCGACTACTTGCTCGCCAAAGATTGCACAAGACCAATGCGGAATAATGCTTGGAAAGCTGATCGTTTCAGGCGAAGCTTCCTGACTGATTTTTTCTAACGATCCAGGTGCAAACCATGCGTCATCGTTCACTAGCACCCAATACGGAGCATAAGGCGTGGACTTGATAATGAGATTCCATGCACCGACAAGACCCAAGCCAAACGGGATAGGCAACACCCACACATGGGTGACATTCTCGTTCTCTGGTGGTAGGTATGTTCCTGTGCCAGAGTTGTCAATAATGACGAGATGCTCCACAGGATAGTCAATAGACTTCACCAAGCGATCTGCAAGGTCAAACCTATTTACTGTTGCAAAGCCGATGACCGGAATCATGCAAGCAACGCATCCAGAGCAGGAATCCAATGCTTTTTCCAAACAGCCTCAACATCAAACTGTTGTGCAAAGTCAATGCAAACTTGTGAGCGACCTCTAGGTGCGTCATACGCTTTGTTCAAAGCATCCACGATAGATGGCACAAGCGGAATAGACCACCAAGCATCCTGACCACTATCCCAAGTTGGTTGCCCTTCGACAAGGAAGCAATCTTCAGCAACAAGGTCAGGGGTAGCTGCCCAATTAGAACCGATGACACGAGTTCCGACTGCCTGGGCCTCAACCGTGGGAACGCCAAAGCCTTCACCGTAAGAAGTGACAAGCATTACATCCATAGCCGTCATCAAAGCGGCCACCTGATCGGTTTCCATACCGTAACGGTAATCAACAAGGTTAGGGAATCGCACAGAGTCTTGAGGAATACCTACAGCTTCGCAAAGCTTCAACAGATTCCAGCCACCTGCGGCACCAAGCGGATCGGTGTGTAGGTAAAGCTTGGCATCAGGGTGGTCTTTTAGAAAGATGCTAAAAGCAAGCAGGTTCTCGCTAAACGCTTTACGGTGAACAAGTCCAGATGCTTTGTTCGCAGCTACCATGCCAACCACAAAGTCATCATCGTTGAAACTTAGATACTGACGAGTAGGCACACCGCTGATCTCGTAAGTCGGTTTCATCGCTTTCGTGTCAATAGCGTGTGGCACATAAAGACAGTCAATGCCTTTCTCCTGCATTTGACGCTGACCATGCGGTGACATAGCGATCGGTGTCACATTAGGTTTACGCAACCACGCCTCAACCTTTGGTGGCATCGTGATGTGGTCTAGTGGAGTCCATGAGGCGATCCGGCGCATCCTGTCCCAAGCTGCACCCTTCAACACCCAAACATCGTAGAGCGTGATCATTAGGTCAGTTAGACCAGGGTGCTGACTTAGGAAGTGGTGGTGGTTCATTGGCCCTACATCGTTAGAGTAAGGTTCAAAGCCACGAGCATAGTGAGGGATGACACCGTGTGGTGTTTCTAAAGTCGTGTTGCGACCCTCAACACCATAGTTAGAAATAGCTGCGGTCGCATAGCCATCACGCACAAGACGATCAACAAGATAACCAGCCTGAACACCGTAACCCGTTGGCTGATACGGGCTATTCGACCAAACCGTTACTGCACCCTTTTTAGACATTGAAGAACCTTTCGTAGTAGGTGGTTCTAGCCTAGCAAAAAGAACACCCCCCAGAGTCCTACGCAACTCTGAGGGGTGTTCAGTCTTGGGCAAGTTTTAGCTTGCGCCACCCTTGAACCATACAGCGTGAGCTGAGTGGGTTAGGTTACCATCAACGCGCATCGTGACACGGAAAGTGGTCACATCCTTGTCGAAAGCGTAGTCGCCCGACTGAGCGACCTGGATTCCACCAGCGGTGCGAACCTTGTATGAAGGTAGGTGACCGAAAAGAACCGACTTTGCGCTGGTAGCAACAGCTGGCATAGCAGGGTTCTCAATTAGGCGGTAGCCGAGGATCTGGTCAGGCTGACCAGCGGTGGCAGGGGTGAAGATGTAGTTACCTGCACCATCCTTGATCTTGCGGATCGAAGCGATAGCCGACTTGCCAGCGAGGAAGCCCACGCCAGGTAGTAGACGAGCCTGACCGTCAAGTGCGTAAACAAGGTCTACGAGGTTCTCGTAGGTTGCTGCACCGGATACACCAGTTCCACCAGTAACAGCCGAAGCTGCAGCGGTGAGGATACCAGTAGGTTCAACAGTTCCAGTTCCGTTGGTTAGACCGTTGTTGACGGCAAAACCGATAGCGTTACCAGCTTGTTCTGCGATAAGTGCCGACAGGTCGAAACCAGCGTCAGTTAGCAGTTCGTTAGCAACAGGAACGAGGAATGAATACTTGAACGCACCTAGAGTGATCGAGCTGAAGGTTGGCTCTGACTCTGAGATTGCTGTTCCAGCACCCTTGATGGTTGCGGTCGAACGAGCAGTCAGGGTTGGGATGGTCAGCGACTCACCAGTAGTGGTGTTGATGACATCCGAAACATCCAGCATTGGGCCAGCAAGACGGGCAATCTGGAATACCTGGTTGTAGAACGACTTTGGAACGGTGTTGTCGCTTGGAACAAGGGTGCGCTTCTCAGAAGCGAACTCGTGTCCACGCTGCTCACCTAGTGCGATTGCACGAAGGATGTCGCTGTCATCTGCCGAACGGGTGTTCGATGGAATGAACGAAGCAGCAGCTTCAGCAGCTCGCTCTTCGCGGGCAGCTAGTTGGTTAGCCGACTCAATAAGCGCAGCACGCTCGTCAAGTTCAGCAGAGATGCGAGTGTATGACTCGTTCTCTTCTGCGGTTAGGTCACGCTTCTCAGTAGCAGCACGGTCAAGAATAACCTTTGCAGCTTCCCAAGCCTTAGCGCGAGCTTCCGCCTGAAATTTTGCAAATTCAGACATTGGATCTCCTAATTGGAATTGAATAAAGGATTCTGCGGTGCTGACACTCAACAGACAAGGTAGCGGTGCTAACACTCAACTACATGTAAAAGTTTACAGAACGAAAAGTATGCGTCACGGTAAAGAAGAACCCCCACAGGGAAAGGGGGTAACCTGTGGGGGTGAACTCGCTTTATGGGGGCGTTAGCGAGTTTCTTCAGACTTGACTACACGAGTTTCTTTAGTTTCCTTAGCAACGGGTGCGTCAAGTGAAATGATGGCATCAGCAAAATCTTCAGCCAAGTCTTTGATAACTCCAACAGTAGGATCTCCAGCAACCTTCAAGATTGCTTCGATGATTTGTTCTTTGGTAGCCATTACACTCTCTTCAGTAGCAGGTCAAGTTGTTTCTGCTTCAAGTCTAGGATGTTGCCAGATACTTCCTCAACCTCTGGAGTTTTCTCAAGCTTTGAAACAACATCCTTGATGATTTGAGCGTGTTCGGCTTCTAGTTCTTCACCGGACTCTAGGCGAAGCAGAGCGTCAGCCAGAGCTTCAGCGTCAATGCCCGATGGCTGTTCTTCTGATCCTTCAGCCGAGCGAACCTGCACAGTTCCCGAAGTGGCCGTATATGCCGGATAGCTAACGACTGAAATTTCGTGAATTCTGACTGACTCCAAAGTGCGATTACCTCTTTCATCCCAGTTGTCTTTGATGACATTGAAGCCAAAGCTCATAGCGTCAATAACTTTGCTACGGATCAGTTCGGCAACATCACGACCACGAGTAGTGTTCGCCAAAGTAGCCTCGTAAGCCAAGCCACGGTCATCTTCCCAAAGGCGTAGACTGCCACCACGCATCGAAGCCATAGGCTCACCGCTGTCGTGATTCCAAAGCAACTTGATCTCGTTACGGGACTTTAGTGAACGCTGGAAAGCACCAGGTGCGATTCGCTCAATGAACGGTAGCGGTTCGCTATCGCTGTTGAACACAGCAGCATAGCCACTAATGGTCATGCCATCGCTCTCGTCACGAATCTCAAACTCTGAAGGCAAAGTGCGAACCTCATACTTGCCAACAGAGCGAGCCTCTGGTGTTAGACCCTCAATGCGAGCCTTGATCGCCCAAGAAGCCGAAAGCCACTTGTTGCGCTGTTCATTAGTTTCAGTCATAGTTTCTCTTTCACCACTTGCTTCTAGCCTAGCAACAACTGAGTCAGCGTATGCTTTGACGCGAAGAGCCTGACGCTTTGTTGGCCCTGATCCCCAAAGTAGATGAGCGACCAATCCGGCACCAGGGTAGGCAGGATCGGTAGCGTTCTTGTTTTTAGGGGCATCTAGGTCTGGTAGGTGGCGGGCGATCCATGCCGATAGGCGCACCCATTTATCGTCTGAAACACGACCAGCTGCCATCTCACGGGCTTCGCGGATTGTTGCAGGGACTAGACCTGCACCGCCTTTGCCTTCTTCGTAATACTTCAAACCACGGCGAGCTGCAGCTCTCATGTATTCGGGCGGGGCGACATTCAAAGCTCGCTGTTCGCTACGCTCTCCACCTGGCTCCATGTCTTCAGCGATTGACACAGCAACCATCTGATCTACAGCGGCCTGTTTAGTGGTGTGACAGCCAATAACTTCGCCATCGTCTTTGATTGTTGCCCAACCAGAGCAACCCTCAGCAGTATCGGTAATAAAGTATGGCATTAGACCTGTTTCATCCAACTAATAGTGTGACCTGCCTTAGTCGAAATGACATGCAAGGTTTCGCCTGGGTTCATGTTCAAAACAAGTTTTTCAAGTTTGTAAAGACGCAAACCAGTAGAGGAAGTAACATCACCGTTGCCGATGTAAAGAGTGTCGGTGTTGTCATCGTTAGAAATGTGAATCTGCCAGTTGCTGTTACTTGTGCCGTCAAGTTGCACAGCAACAGTTCCCACAGTTGTTTGTCCGGTCGAAAGCATTACTGCACCTCTTCCTCTTCCATCGTTTCATCGTCAGGGCTGTCCATTTCGCCCTCTTGCATCTCAACCTCTGGGGTTTCTGCATACTCAATCTGTGGCAACTTCAGAGCTTCAAGAACCGATGACGGGTCAAAGCCACTCTTGATAAGTTTGTCAGCCATGTCTACACGCATTGCTGTTTCTTGCAAGTCTGCAGCTGGTAAGCCAACATTGGCTAGAGGCACTCGTGGAGTGTCACCACCGTCAATCGGCGGTAGATCCTCAGCCTTGCGAACCTCGTTGATTGTTTGTGCGCCCTGCTGAAGCATGATGCTGTAAGCGGTAGCACGGGATTGTAGGTCACCGCGAAGAAGAGCGTTGAAGTTGAACTTGATAAACGCAGTCGTAGGAAGCAACTGTGAATACGACCATTCAATCTTTTCCAAGATAGGGCGTAGCGAGTGGCTAATCCATTGCAAGTTGTTTTGTTCAACCGAAGCGTAAGTGTTAGTGCCTGGAATACCCATCATGTGCAGCGGGATGTTGAACGCACGAGCCATCTCTTCGACAGCAAAACGGCGTGACTCTAAGAACTGTGCCTGATCGTTAGGAACGCTGGTCTGCTTGTAAGTTGCGCCACCGAACAGAACACCTGTCTTGTGCGCTTTGCGCCAGCCACGGTGACGGCTATCAAAGCCTTCCTGCAAAGCTCGCAACTGTTCAGGGATCAAGTTACCAGGGAACTCAATAACACCGTTCGTGGTTGCGCCCTGCTGAAAGAACCGAGCTGCAAAGTTTTGCAACGCAGTAGCCACACCAAGAGCATCCTTCAGTTTCTCTACACGGCTTGCACCGTAAAGCGATCCAGGGATAGCCAAGTCAATGATGTGCAACACTTCTTTGCTCGTTAGTGGTTTAGGCTCACCATCTACGATAAAAGTCTTACGGCCCAAAGCTGAACGCTCAATCTTGACTTTATTTGGGTCAAGAACAACAAGGTTCACCACATCGCCGTTACGGTCACGATACACACGAGTGTAGGAGTTACCGCTAACGAGCAAAGATGTTACGACCTGACCGTAATGTGCCTGACGACTAATGTCCACATCAGGCTGATCTATCCAACTTGGTTTAGGTCGGTAAGGTTTACGGTCACCGTCTAAGCGAATGTAAGCGTCTACCGGAAGAGTAGAGATTGTGTCCGAATAGAGCGAAACAGCCGAAAAGAAAGCAACAATCTTGTAAGCGGTGTCAGCGTTGATAACAACACCAGCTTGCGTTTCAGTAGCAAAATCTTCACCGTTAGCAAAAACTTGCTGGAACGACAAAGTGCGTGTTTCACCAAAAAGATTTCCGAGCATTACTTACTCCGTTCCAATGCCAAACCGAACAACACCAGTCCGACACCTGCGACTACAATGCCCGCTGGTGGATAAGCGATCCCGACACCAAACGCAACAACGCCTATGCCTATGACCTGAATGATTGTTGCAAACATAGTCCACCTAAATGTAAAAGCCTGGCACGACTGCCTCTTCTATTCTACTGCCCGATCTGTCATACGCTATGACTGCAGCTACAGCAGCGTCAATCCGGCGATTAGAACCACGGTTCTCTTTTACGATTCGCGGCCCCAGATTGTCCATCTTTACAACAGCGTTATCAAGGTGACGGGCAATCATCGGATTACCGTCATGCGTGATGCGTTCTTCCAACACAGCGTCATAGAAAGATGCACAAGCAACAACCATGCGTTTCGCGGAAGTAGACGGCCATTCAACAATCGGCACACCAGCATCCTGCAACACTTCCATAGAGCGTTGCCAACGGAACGGGTCACAAGCAACCTCACGAACCTTGAACCTGCCACAAAAGTCAAGAATGGCGTTTTCTGCATCCTGAATGTCCACACGCCACGAATCATCAGACTCGGCAGGTTTCTCCCAAGCCTTCACAAGAAACAGGTGCGGTTTCTCTTCCTCGTTCGTTGGAATCCGGCAACCCACAATCACAGTCGTGTCACCATTGAACGAACCGTCAAAGCCGAGAACATACTCAGCGTCAGCGTCAATCTGTTGCACCGTTTCGCAAGCATCCCAAGTGCCAGTCGGCAACCAAGACATTTGTGACGAAACCCATTGGTTGCAACGCTTCGTGCGAAACTCTGCCTCTGGCGTTCTACGCACAGACGATTCAAAGTCCGACAATGCACAAATGTCACCCAGACCAGGGTTAGCGATCTCCCAAGTTTCCTGCAACCTGTGATCAGCTTCTTGCGGAGCTTCCCACCAAGCCATAAAGAATGACGGGTCATCTATTTCGCCACGAGCAACCTTCTGCCCATACTGATATAAGGAGTAACAAATAGAGTCTTGACCCGTGCTGTCCGATTTGACACCAGCAGTAGTAATCGCAATCAAAGTAGCCATAGAGCCACGCGCACCCTGAGCAAGCGACATAACATCGAACAGTTCGCGGTTCGGCTGTGCATGCAACTCATCGAAGATCACAGCAGTCGGTGAAAGGCCTTCCTTCGTGAAAGCCTCAGACGAAAGCACACGATACACCGAGTTCATCTCAGGAATTTCAATAGCGTCGCGGTAAAGCTTCGCCATGCTCATCAGATCCGGTGACGCTTCAACCATGCGTTTAGCTTCAGCAAACACGATACGAGCCTGGTCACGGTCAGCTGCACACGAATACACTTCCGCACCCTTGATACCTGCAGCATACAAACTGTAAACGCCGAGCGTAGACGCAAGAGCCGACTTGCCCTGTTTGCGGGGCATGCCGATCAGGTTTATACGGTGCCGCAACCCACCATCGTCACCACGAGCAAACACATGCCTCAGCAAATCCTTCTGCCACTCACGCAACACCAACGGCGAACCTGCACGACCCGCAATCGAATCCTTAGTGATGATGCCAAAAATCTCGGCAAACTCTAAAACAGACTCACCCTTACCAGACGCAATCGCTGGCTCAGGAACAGGAGTCAGCCAGGCAGGAGGCCAAGCCTTAGATTTCATTACCCCAGACATCCCAACCTTCATAGTGATCTCTAGCGAATAACTCAATACGGCTCACATCTGGAAACATTGTTTCAATGCGGGTTCTTACTTCTTGTGGCTTTTGAGAATGTTTTTTTCTTTCTGCTTCAACAAGTTGTCTAACATTACGGGCTTTGAGTAATTTATGTGCAGAACCTTTGGTAAACAATAAAGCAATTTCTGAGCCTTTCATTGTCCAAGTTCCCATAAAGCAAACTTGCTTATTTGTGCTAGTTTTCTTGTTCCAAATAAAGGCAACGGTTTTGTAAGTAAATCCAGCTAAGTGGCCTAACTCAATGGCTAAAGGCAAATGTGCATCAGTTGTCCACATGATCATTACTGCATTTTCATTAGGCAACTTTGCTACTTGATTTTCAAAAAAGGTTTTTAGCTCCAAGTCAGACATAGTTGGATACTGAAATTCTTGCAAAGACTGTTGTTCTTTGCCCGCAGTCCCAACTTTGAATTTACTGCCAAAATGCCACGGCGGGTCAGCGTAAATAACATCATATGTTTTAGTCGGAAAATTACTAATTGCCATGCTTCTCCATAAACTCCGCCAACTTCGACTTAGCCTTCACCTCAGCCAACCCATAACGAGAACGATCCACAGGAGTCCAAGCCAACAACGACAAGTTCGCAACAATCGAACGCTCAAGGTCACGCAACTGCCTACGATCACGCCAAGCATCCTTATCCCCCACAGCAGTCCGGTCAGCAACAATACCCCGCAACTCCTCACGCTCATCAAACATCTCAGCCGTCAGCTGCACAAGCCACTTATCCGTGCGACCCAACCACAACTGACCCTTACCCCAAGCCTCATCCCAAAAGGCCAACCCCGCATCCTGCAACGGTCGCAACGGCTGAGGATTATCAACCTGAGCAATCACCACAATCGCCCCATCTTTCGGCAAAGCTCGTTTACCAGGATTACCCGTCAAGCGTTTCTGCTCCAACGGTTTCGGTGGATTAGGCATAAAACTCCCTTCACCACAAGCATAGCCCGAAAAGGTCTGAACTGCGGGAATGTGCGTTCTAT